CTGATATTAATACTCTGAATCTTTTATTGGATGACGATATAAGATGTTGTGGTTTTGTTAGTGTGATTTTCATTACAGCCAAACTTTATATAGATATTATATTTATTAACATCGTCTCTGCCTAATTCAACAATCTTATTATAAGCTTTTGTATAACCATCAAGCATACATTCATAACCATCTTTATATGGAGTTTGAAATTGATAAGGTTGCATACAAGATGTTTTACCCTCTACAATCGCACACATTATCATGGTTAATACATATTCCATTTACTTTTTCTTCCTGTAATATTTTCGGTGTACCTGTACTCTCCAAGTCCAATGGAATATTGACCTTGCTATCTTTCCTATCTTTTCTACCACCCAATCTATCATTGTTATATCTCACTTCGTTTTCGTATGTCCTATCTTCGTCAATCATATTATTCTAAAATTAATTTTTTAATTGATTTAGAGCCATCTATATTATCTTCTAATTCTGCTTTTGATTTAATACATTGATACTCAACATTGTCGTCAATTTTTCTTGATGCAACTCTTTTACCTTTTAAACATTCTGACATAGATGATTGTATTCTATGTTCTTTAATCTCATTATTTACTATCATTAATAAAGCTACTACTGTTTCAATCATTGATAGTTCTTTCCATTTTCTCTTACTTTGTCTTTAAGCTTTTCAATATCATTTAATGCTTTTTCTAATTGCTTTTGAGTAAATTCTATATTTACTTTGTTAGTCATATTCTGTTCTTGTGTTTGCTGTAATTTCTCAACAGTTTTATATAATTCTTCAAGCAACATAAACTGCTCAGAATCAGTAGTAGTCTGTTCACTTTTTTTAAGTAAGTCTGCGTTCATCAATTCTCTTGATGTTTCTAAAGATGTGAGTCTTGCTGTTATTTCAGTATATGCAAATATACCCATAGCAACTCCAACAATTATACCAACCATATTTTTAATTGGCATGGCAACAGATGTATTTTCATTTAATTTCATTTCTTCTTCCTTTTCTTCTTAGGCTTATCTACAAACATACTATCTACCCATGCACACCATTTATCTAATGTTCCAAATACCAAATAACAAAACTTATCAATCATATTTTAAAACCTTTTCTCCAACTTTTCATCGCCCAAAAAACCGGACTCAAACTCTTTTGCCCTTTTACATTAGCCAAGATGGGTCGGAATCTAGCAAAGAAGCTTCTCTGCCTTGCCGGTATATTCTTCTTAATACTCATTGTCTTTGAGCCAAAGTTAATCTTCTTAACTCTACCTGACCTATTATCTCTTACAAATACTTTGAATTTTTTAACATCTCCACGAGAGGGTTTATTTAATTTTACAGTTCTACCTTTGTATTTAGCCATGCAAAGTAAATATCATTTATCATCTACAAATGCACCCAAAAAGATAGCCACTACCATCATTCATCACATGGAGATTTAAACTATCTACATACCCTGAAAGTTTGATTCTAAGAATATCACATACATCAAAACAAGTAGCTTCACTTATAATTTCTATACCTTTTAATATTTCTTTTGTGACAGGAATTAACTGATACACACCATCATTTAAAATTATAAGTTCCATTATCTTTTAATTCTTCTTGGTCGCCATTTATTACAAACATATGTATCACGCACCCCTTTAGTTCTATAAACACCACAGAACATATGTTTTTGTGAAAATAAACCACAACTTCCACAGCTACCTCTACCTTGTGATGGTCTATAATCTTCAGGCATTTGATATGGAATAAACTCTCCATTAGGATAGAACATTGACCTTTTATTATTCATCTGCCCTGTCCTCTGTATCTAAGTTGTTTTCTACTTCTACCTTTTCTTTTATGCTTATTCATGGAATTTACTTTTTTAGGATTCTTACCAATAGATGTGCCTTTAAACTTTTTCTCATAGACAATTACTTGTCCATAGACATTACCTTTTTTCTTTGCCATTTATATCTTTAACTTCTTCAGCTTGTGCTTCTATGATTA